ATTTTCAATAAAACGACTTAACTGATAAAAATTTTCAATCTTATTAATTTGTGGTTTTAGTGCCTCTTTTAAATTCGTAAAAAAAAAGGTATAGACCCCCTCTAGCTTGCGACACACACATTCTGTATTGCTACGGAAAGTAATGAGGAAATCTATACCAATATTGTATAAAATAAATTTTGTATTGATTGTACAATACGAGAATATGAATGTCGCATTGCAAACTTACAATTATTTTTCAAAACACCAAAATTATTTTTTTATTTATTTTAATTATTTTAAAAACTTACTCAACGAACTCACAAAATCTACAGTCACGTTATCCTCAGAACCCGTAACCTCGTTTGCAATTTGTTTTTTAGTTTCGATTAATTCATACAACCAGTTGTCAAGCGTTCCTTCGCTTAACATATAAGTGCATCTAACAGGATTCTTTTGTCCCATTCTATCACAACGTGCCTCACATTGTTCTCTATCAGCATCAGTCCACGGAAGCTCTAAAAAAAGCACTTCACTACTTGCAGTCAGCGTCAATCCAACTCCTGCTGCTTTGTGGTTGCAAATGATAATATTGGTATGTGCGTTTTTTTGGAAAGAATCCACGGAGTGTTGTTTTTGTTCGGCTGAATCCATTCCTGTAACTCGTACTGCCTTTGGGAATTCTTCTTGAAGTAACCGAACGATTTCTGTATGCATCACAAAAATCACAATTTTTTGACCGCTTTCAATTATTTCGTTAATAAATTCTTTGGCTTCTTCAATTTTTCCTTTAGCCGAAATTTTTAACAAAAGTGGAATTTTTACCAGTGTTTCGTGACGTATTTTTTTCTTAATTTCTTTGTCTTCTAAATTTTGATTTTCTTCTAAAAATTTCTTAAATTCATTGTTCACCAAATCATATTCTTTTTGATTAGAAAGTTGGTTATTTATGATTTGTCTTGATTTAGGAGGTAAATCTTTTAACACATCTTCTTTAGCACGTCTAAAAAAGCAGTTTTCATTTAACAGATAATTCAATTCTTTTAAATTGGATTTTCCTGAACCACCTTCGCAATATCTCATCTTGTATCCGTCTGGTCCTCCAAATTTATTTAACTGAAAAATAACGGCTAATTGACTCCATAGATCAACTGGTTTGTTCACAACTGGCGTACCAGTTAGGCAAATGATATACTCCTTTGATTTAGTAATATTTAGAACGATTTTTGCCGTTATTGAAGCAGGGTTTTTAAGTCTATGGCTTTCGTCAATGATTACGGATTTAAATAATGAAATTCGTGAATCCATAGTGATGTCTTTTGCAAATTTTAAATCCTTTTTTTCCGGCATGTTTGTAACAAAATATTTTTTCAAAGATTCGTAATTCACTACAAAAACGTCGGTATTTCCAATCTCCCAGAACCTATGCCAATTAGATTTGTTTTTATCATCTAAAACCATAGCTTTTTTATTTGTCCACATATCGAATTCTCTACACCAGTTAATTTTTAAAGCACTTGGACAAATTACCAAACAAGGAAAGGTTACATTGCCATGTAATTCAGCACCAACCACGGTAGCCACGGCTTGTAAAGTTTTTCCAAGACCTGGCATATCTCCATTGATAAATCGTTTTAATTGCAATCCACGTGCAACTCCTTCTTCTTGGTAAGGTCTCATTTTACCTTGTTTTAAAGGAATCTCAAAGTCTAATTTTGGCAAAGGCTTAATCACATCTACCTTCTCAGGTAGATTTTCTTTTATTAGAATATGTGTTGCTCTACATTGAGTGATAATCGGTAAAACTTGAGCTTTAAAAGATATGGGAATTATCCATACCTTTTTATCAAAGTTCCAACGTGCCACCTGATTTTCATTGCCGTATTTTATGCTTTTAATTGCGTTTAAATTTCTATATTTAAACCTATCAAAGCCAATGCGAACATGAAACTCATTTAGGAATTCAACTACCTCCATTTTCAATTTGCTTTAGTTCGCTAAATTCTTTTGGAATGAATTTTTTATCAATATCTCCATTTGATAACATTTTCATTGCTTGAAGTGTTATTTTTTTATCTGCAATTTTTATATTTACAATTTGACAAACTGATTTACATCGTGTTACTTCGATTTCTAATTGTTCTTTTGATATGTCTTCGTTCATCAAACGCTCTATCATGTCGTCTAAATGATCTGTATAGGTAATTTTACTCATTTTCTATTTTTTTTATTAATCGTTTTAATTTTGAAACTTTCCTAATATCATTTTTTAATTCTACTGGATAATTATGAATTGTATTTCTTTTCATATTTTCCTCTTTAGAAATGCAATCTAAATTATCGATGTTACAATTCAAAGTGTTACCATCTTTGAAAATTACATTATATCCTTTTGGAATTTCGCTCTTTTCAGTTTTCCAATTCCAAATATGTAAAGGTTGCATTTTACCTTCTTTTTTTATCCATTTGTATGAAACTCCTCGTTTGTCTTTTCTGATGATTATGTAACCATCAGTTTTTGTGTTGTGAGGTAAATTTCCTTTTTTAAATTGTGTGGCTTTTATTTTTTCAATAGCTTCAACACTCATGAATTCAGTTTGTTTCTTACCTTTATTTTCAGGAACATGACCTTTGGAAAATCTGTGAGCCTTGCCACTTTCTTTTAGTCTTTCCCCCATGGCAGAAAAAAAACTTTCGTCTTTTTTTAAGCCTAAATAGAAAGCTTTATTTAACACAGAACGATATCCTTTGTTTAAAGTGGAAGCTATTATTTTTGCTTCCACTTTTGGATAATCTCGTTTTAAAATTTCTATTTCACTATCAATCCACATTTTTAAAAATATTGTTCTATTTGTTCCAAAAGTTCTTTTTTATCAAAAGAAATTAACTTATTTGCTGTATCAATTACTGCACTATACACATCTGAAAATTCTTCTTCTTTCATATTTTGAAACGCTATACTTTTTGCTTCCATCCTTATTTCTCCAGTAAAAAAATTAGTATATTCTTCATAAAATCCACTTGCAATAATTAGGTCTTTTCTGAACTTTTCAAAATCCTTGTAATTTTCTTGATTTTCAAAAAGTATCTTGATTAATAAAAAAAATTTTCTATGAAATTTTAAATTACGTTGTTGCGTAATTTCAAATTTAACTACATTATTTTTTTTGATTTTTCTAAAAATATCATAATCATAATCCGTACAAGGAATTATCTTATTATTAACCTCAATAGAAGCGTAGAATTTCATGTTATTGCTGCTTATTAAAAACTTTTAAATCAGTAATCAAATGCTTATTAATCTCCATAAATTCAATAAATTGCTCTACAAAATCAGTCAATTTAGGAATGTCGTTTTGTTCGTCAAAAGTGTAATTTTCTTCAAATATTTCTCCACCCTCTTTATTCCACTTGTAAACCAAATAAGTAAAATCATTGATTGAAATTCCGTTAGTGTTTAAAATAAAAGGATAAACGATGTGTTGCCAGTTTTTTATAAATTTGAACGCGGAGTATGATTTTGTAGTTTTTAAATCTACTAAACAAAATGGAAGTAAATAATCATAATATCCGTATAGTTTTACTGCTCCGTATTTGGTTTGTAGAAAACCTTCAATTAAATTCTGACAAACTGCACCTTTTAAAGCATCAGCAATAGTCTTGCAATCCCAAGTATTAAAAGAGTGTATCCAATTTTTCCATGACACTTGAATTGCTGGAGCTGCTTTATTTACTTCAATATTCATTTTATCAGATTTTCGATTTTCAATAATGCAATCAATCACCTCATTAAACATAGTTCCTTTATCCGCTGCTTCGCTTTCAAAAGGAACTCTATTTATTCCATCAATTAAACTTTGAAATTGTTGTTTTTCAAATTCCTCTTCAGATATACTTGGTTCTTCAGCAAATCCATAATAATCTTGGTAGATTTGCGAACTATTTATATAATTCGCAAATCTGTCAAGTAGTGATGGATATATGTTGTAATTATGCTGTTGCAAGTTTTTCATATTTCTTAGTTTCTTTGTTAAAATCTAAATCCAAAGACTTCGCTTTTTCGCTGAGTAATTTACTTGCAAGTGCTTTTGAATTTCCAATGTGGTTAAACTCATCAACTCTAATTATAAAATCATTCGCTGAATAATCATCTGTTATTAGGAATATTTGATCTTTGAGTTCTTCAATTAAAATATTATATTTTTCAGAATCGATTTTGTTTTGCTTAAGTCTATTTTCGTAGGCATCTATTACATTAGTTTTAAGAAACTCATTATTTTGAGTTGGATTTCCGTTGTCATCAATAATAATAGGAATTTTCATAATCGCTGGTAGATTACAGGTATTCTTTCCATCATTTCTGCTGGTAGGATTAAAAGTTATAGTTCTTTCACTTCCGTTCATCTCTAAGTATCCAACTAAGTCAAGTTCTGTTACAAGACTATCATAGTTGCTGCCACCAAATAGAGGTACATATCTTGTGTCGTCTCCTTCGGTTTTAGTTTCTCTGTGTGCGACAAAAACAATATGTTTTCCCATAATACTGATTTTCTTAACCAATGCGGAAAAAATTGCTTTTCGTTCTCCGTAGCCTTGTAATGTTAGCATTCCATTAGGTCTTCCCATTTTTGCATTTTTGGAAATGATGTATTCTCCCATGTGATCAAGCATCTTTCCACCTGTGTCAATTATTAATGTTTGATACGGTGATAAATCTTCGTTTAAAACATCTAAGAAGTCTTGATACTTTTTGATTTGCACTGTATCTACTCTGTTCGCACTATTCACGCGATGTATTCCTCCGTCAAAATCAAAAAGTAGAGGTTTTGGAGTTGATAATGCAAGGGTGGTTTTTCCTGTACCTGCTTGTCCGTAGATTAATGCCTTGATGTAAGGATTAATCGTTAATTCGTTTGGTTTTTTTATTAAACTCATTTTATTAATTTTTTGATTTGTTTTTTTTTGTATTTATATGAGCCAAAACTTCTACATTGTACTCTTTGATAAAAGCTTCCGATACATTTTTATCTTCGATGAACTTTTTTTTCTTTTTTAAAAATTTTTTTGTATTCATTTTAAGCGGTTTTTAAAATTTTAGTTTCAATTATATATTTCGCATCGCGTGCCTCTTTTATATATTTAATATAAAGTTCAATTCTGCCAAGTAATTCTTCATAAAACTTCAAAAGAACTTGGTTCGTCTCCTCGTTGGCTTTTTCAAACATTAATTTAGCTTCATTAGCATACTCTAACCTTTTTTCGTAATTTTCAATCTTAGAATTTATTTCGTCGATAAATTCCAATATAAGTGGATTATTTACTTCTTGATTTTCTGCTCCTTTTTGCATGATATTTTTTTTATTTGTTATATTTTTTGTTGTATTTTTTTAGCTGCACTCTTTTTAAACGTTGAGCTTCTCTTTTTATATCTTCCAAATCAACTAATTCAGCTAATATTGAATCAAATAAATTTATTGATAAAAACCAATCCTCTGTATTACGTTTCATTTTTTTTATTTTCTCATATAATGAGTAAATTATGATCTCCTTTTCTTCAATGCTTTTATCTAAACTCATATTTAAAAACTGATTTTTCTAATATTTTTGCTTGGTCATATTCCCTGTTTTTGATTAAAGAATTAACTTTCTTTTCTTTGAATTCATTTAGTTTCATTGCTAAAAACTGAACGTCTGAATGCTCAAATGTTAAATTCAAAATATCAATTTTTGCTTTATATGAATATTCTTTTCTTTCAACCAGCACCTGAATTTCGTTTGCATTTGAATAATTTAGAAGTTGAACAGCAACTTGTTTTAATAGTTCATTTTTTTGTTTTTCCGCTAAATTAATGAGATCCAGAAGAAAGTTATTTAATTCTTCTTCGTTTTTACATTCATGGTATTTTCTATCAAAAAATAAATACCCTAAATTGTAAAGTGGTGTTTGAATTTCAATTTTTCTCATCTTAAAATTCTTTTGATTGTTCGTATTTCAAATCTGCTAACTCGTCGTTTGAAGTCAAGTAATTATTAATTTTAATTCCAAACTCAAACTTTACCGCTTTTTCTAAAAGATCAATTAGTAACTCTTTTTGATTTCTATTTAGAATT